CCTTTTCGGATATAGTTCACCGCACAGTAATTCTTGTTACAAGTCTTACAAATGGGTCTTTTTAGCATACTAGTATTTATTTCATTTTAGCCTTTAAAGGTTCGGTTATCCATGCTTTTTTTAATTATTTGCTAAATAATCATTAGAATCTTAGTGTTACTAGCACTAAGACCAGGTGGTAAACCTCATAATCATACAAAGGAAAAAATAATATGGCACTAGTATCTCCGGGTGTAGAAGTATCGGTAATTGATCAAAGTCAATATCTTCCAGCCCCAACAAACTCAATTCCATTTATTCTCCTAGCAACAGCGGAGAATAAAGCCGATCCTACTTCTACCGGAGTAGCTGAGGCAACTACAGCAGCAAATGCTGGAAAGCTGTATCGTGTCACCAGCCAGCGTGATCTTGTCACTCTATATGGTAACCCTTTCTTCTATACAACCTCAAACGGCACTCCTATCCAAGGATACGAATTGAATGAGTATGGATTGCTAGCAGCTTATTCGGCACTAGGTTCAACCAACACTGTATATTGCTTGAGAGCCGACATTGACCTCGCAAGTCTTGTAGGTACAACTGGACGTCCAGCTGGTGACCCTGCTGACGGTACATATTGGTTAGACACTACTAACACTTCATGGGGAATTTACGAATTCAACTCTACAACCGGTCAGTTCGTACTAAAGACTCCAATCGTAATTACAGACGCAGATGATGTAAGCGGCGGCGCCCCTGCATCAAGCATCGGTAACATCGGTGATTACGCAGTAATTGCTATCCCAACTTATTCGTTCCCTTCAGCTAACGAAGCAGGTATGTTCTTCTACAAGACTCCAAACAATGTTTGGACACGCATTGGTTCAGAAGATTGGCTGCTATCTTGGCCAACAGTTCAGGGTTCAAACTCTAGCCCTACACTAACACCAGGTGACGTATTGACAGTTGAAGTAGGTCAGTCAGGCGAAGTAGTTGCTAACATCACTGTACAATCAGGCGATGATATCAACGATATCGTAAACAACATTAACGCTCTAGGATGGGCTTATCTCTATGCTACTGCTCCTAGCGGTAAGCTAGTGCTATACTCTGCTCAGACAGGTCAGAACTTCAATGACATTTCTCCTGCTGAATTGGTAATTTCAGGCACCGGAACTATCCTTGCTGACTTGGGTATCGACGCAGGAACTTACAATCAACCAGCATTGTCATATGGTACATCTGCTCAGCAGCCACTATGGCAAGCTAATCAGTCACAGCCAAGACCATCTGGTTCAGTTTGGATCAAGGTAGGCGCTGCTGGTAATGGTCTCGATCTTTCGATTTCTAGATATGACAGCACCATTGCTAGCTGGGTAGCAAAGACTGTTAACTATAGCACTAGTGACTGGAACATGATCTATGCTCTAGACTCAACTGGTGGTAAGAATATTCCAGCTGGAACTATCTATGCTCAGTACAACTACGACTATAACCCAGCAGATAACACTGGATATTCTTTAGGTCCAGTTTACTATTGGGAAAGAATCGCAACTGGTCCAACAGTTGTAGTAGGTGACAACACTGCTCCTGAGTTTAATTCTACAACACTCGGCGCTGTTGGTCCTTACTTCTTGTTCGTAAGAACTAGCGTTCCTGGTTCCGAAGAATTTACTACTGCTTATGTAGTAACCATTCCTAACAACTCAGACGCAACTGACTTTGTAACAGCATGGTCAGCAGCAAACATCCCTTACACTACAGCTAGCGTAGCAACATCAGGTGCTATCGTTCTTACCCACACTGAGGGCGGTGTAATCATGATTTCAGATACACAGGCTGATGGTTTCTCAAACGGTGTACTTGACGAAATTGGATTGGTTGTAGGTTCTACATCAGGTGTTAAGGAAGGTAGATTCACTAACATTACTTTCACTGCTCCAACAACATCAAGCCCTGGTACAGGCGCTGAAATCTACGTAACCAATAGCTATCAAACTTATTGGGTAGATTCAGGTAACATCGCAACAGCGGGTAGCGGTTACTCAGTAGGTGATATTCTTACTGTAGACGGCGCTGATCTTGGTGGCCTTTCAGGCACTAACGACCTAGAAGTAGTTGTTACTTCGGTTGACGGTCTAGGCGGTGTTACTGGTGTAACTTACGTTTCAGGCACAGGCGCAGCAAACTATCAAGTTCAACTTTCAAACTGGGTAGAATTTGAAATGACTGCTAACGAAGGTGCTCCAGCAGCTTCGCCTGCTAATGGAACAAATTGGTTCTATTCAGTTGTTGATGAAGTTGATATCATGGTCAACACTTCAACCGGTTGGAAGGGTTACAAGAATGTTGCTTATGACAACAATGGTTTCCCACTACCATCAGGTGTAAACGCAACTGATCCTAATGGTCCAATCGTAAGCGCAAGTGAACCAACTACTCAGAGCGACGGCACCGCACTCGTATACGGTGATCTTTGGATCGACACTAGCGACCTAGAAAACTATCCAATCATCAATCGTTGGCAGAGTGTTAACGGTGAAGATACCTGGGTAAGAATCGACAACGCTGACCAAACAAGTTCATCAGGCGTTGTATTCGCTGATGCTCGTTGGGCAACAAATGGAAGCACAAGTCCAATCGATGATCCGATTCCATCTATCGTATCATTGTTGACAAGCAACTACTTGGATCTAGATGCTCCAGCTACTGGTCTATATCCAGTAGGTATGTTGCTATTCAACACACGCCGTTCAGGATATAACGTAAAGCAATACGCAGTGAACTACTTCAATGCGAATAGCTTCCCTGACGAAGTTCTTCCTTCTCAGAAGGATGCGTGGGTAAGCGTAAGCGGACTACAAGCAAACGGTGCTCCTTACATGGGTCGTAAGGCTCAGAGAGCAATGGTTGTACAGGCAATGAGAGCCGCAATTGATAGCAACACTGCTATCCGTGATGAAGATAACTTCTTCAACTTGATCGCTGCTCCTAACTATCCTGAACTTCAAGCCAACATGATTGTTCTTAACGCAGACCGCGGTGAAACTGGCTTCATCATTGGTGATACTCCAATGAGACTTCCAGATGATGCCACAGCAATTCAAGCATGGGCAACTAATGCTGCTGGCGCAACAACAACTGGTGAAGAAGGTCTAGTAACTCGTAACACTTACATGGGTCTATTCTACCCATCAGGTCTAGCTAACGATCTTAGCGGTAATCTCGTAGCAGTTCCTGCTTCACACATGATGATCAGAACAATTCTACGCAACGATACTATTGCTTATCCTTGGTTAGCACCTGCTGGTACTCGTCGTGGTGTTATCGACAACGCTACTGCGATTGGTTATATCAATTCGGCTACTGGCGAATTCGTTCCAATCAAGACAAGAGTTGGTATCCGTGACGTACTATACACCAATCAGATCAACCCACTCGTATTCTTCACTGGAAATGGTTTGTTGAACTACGGTAACAAGTCAAGCTTTAATTCACAGTCAGCACTTGACAGAATTAACGTAGCTCGTCTGGTTGCTTATCTCCGTCGTCAATTGACTCTTGCGGCTCGTCCATTCGTGTTCGAACCAAACGATACAATCACACGACAGCAAATCTCAGGTGTTGTTGAAACACTTCTCGTAGACCTAGTTGCTAAGAGAGGCGTCTATGACTATCTCGTAGTCTGCGACGAATCAAACAATACTCCAGCGAGAATCGACCGCAATGAACTTTGGATCGATGTTGCGATTGAACCTGTTAAGGCAATCGAATTCATCTATATCCCAGTTCGTATCTTTAATACTGGCGAATTGTCGGCTCAGGGTGTCTCTAATCAGGCTACCTCAAGCACAGCAGCTTCGGCATTTTTAGGATAATGTAATAATGAAATGAGTGTCCTCCGGGACACTCATTTCAAATGATAAATACTTTTATAGGAGAATACAAAATGGCAACAGCCTCACAATCATTGTTCAACATGACCGTAGCATCTGATAACGCAGGCGGCAACCAAGGTCTGTTGATGCCTAAACTACAGTTCCGCTTTAGAGTCAACTTCTTGAACTTTGGTGTTGATTCGACTGGGGGGCTAAGCTTGACTAAGCAGGTAATCGACTGCTCACGTCCTAACCTATCATTTGCTGAAATTCCACTTCAAGTGTATAACTCAACTGTAAAGATCGCAGGTAAGCACACTTGGGCAGATATGACCATCAACATTCGTGATGATGCGTCAGGTAGCGTTTCGAAGGCAGTTGGTCAGCAGCTACAGAAGCAACTTGACTTCGTTGAGCAGGCATCTGCTGCTACTGGTCAGGACTATAAGTTCCAGACTAACGTTGAAATTCTAGACGGTGGTAACGGTACTCTTGCTCCTACTGTACTTGAAACTTGGGAACTTTATGGTTGCTTCCTAAAGGCAGCTAACTATAATACTCTTAACTACGGTACATCGGAAGCTGTAACTGTTTCATTAACTATTGCTTACGACAACGCAATTCAGTCGCCTCTATCATCTGGTGTTGGTACTGCTGTTGGTCGTGCTTTCAACGGAGCAACAGGTATCGCAACAGGTATCGGCGGCATTCAATAATCCTAAGGATTTTTAATGTCACTAGGTAACTGGGCACAGAATTTTCTAAGGGACGCTGCCGGAGCCTTCTTCGGCAGCGACTACCTTAGAGACTATACACATGCTTCAAAAACGTTTCGTACTAATTCGTATCAAAACGCACCGAAGCTTAAGTTTCTATTCCACACCTATTTCGAAACTAACATACAAGCCTTTCCTAATAACTTCAACTATGGCCTATTAGTTAAGGATGTTAAACTTCCGTCATTCTCTTTTGACACTCATCAACTAAATCAGTACAATAGAAAAAGAATTGTACAGACTAAGATCAAATACGAACCCATTGAAATCACATTCCATGATGACAATAACGATTCTGTAAATTATCTTTGGAATAGTTATTACTACTATTATTACAATGACGGTGTAAAGCCTCAGAATGTATTACAAGGATTTAGAGGATCTTCGTTGGCAGCACAAACTGCTACGCAGTCACAAATTCCACCTGCCCAGCAGTACAATGACAGAAACATCTATAACGATGACATTGCCGGCGATGATGATTGGGGCTTCAAGGGTGGCCAAACAGATAACGCAACTGGCAAAAAAGTTGCGTTCTTTAAGAATATTACTATATTTGGATTCAACCAGCACAACTTTACTGCGTACACACTAATCAATCCTATCATCACTAATTTCAGTCACGATTCATATAACTATGAAGATGGCAACGGCATTATGCAAAATAAAATGACCATCGACTATGAAACTGTTGTGTATAACTATGGTAAGATGGATGGTAGAAAGCCCGGAGAAATTGTTACTGGTTTCGGTGACGAAGCCAACTATGACAGAAACGTAAGTCCCATCGCAAATCCTGGCGCAAATGGAACTGTGTTGGGTCAGGGCGGACTTGTCGATGCGGCAGGCGGGGCATTACGAGCATTGGGCGACGGAGATATCTTGGGCGCAATTAAAACAGCAGGTACTACTTACAATACATTCAAAAATTTAGATTTGAAGAAAGTAGCTACTACAGAATTAAATGCTATGCTCAAGAATACAATTCAGAATACACCAAACACAAGAAACACTTTATTCAGTTTCCCTAAAGCAGGGTCTACCCCAGGACCTATTGGTACAGCAGCCTTCCCTACAATTGGCGCAAGAATTTCTCCACCTATTATCTCGGATATAAACACGGCAGGGTCTCAGTATAATGGAGCTGATGTAGCAGGAAACAACCCCGGACAGCAGCCAGGTGGAGGTAATCTACCTACTACTCAAAGCTACTACGAAGCACTATTAGACTCTGAATTTTCAGATGGCGGATTCCAAACTCTCACCCCTCCTACACAAGAAGAATTAGATCGATTGATACAAGATACGTTATCGGATATCGATGACCCTACAACCAAAGACTATAAGATTGCTAGAGGGGACAATTTAACTAAAATTGCTGCCGCAAATGGTACTACAGTACAAGCATTGTTGGAAGCAAATCCGCAGATTAAGAATCCAAACTTAATTTATGCCGGTGAAACATTGAAGATTCCTACTGCGGCTCCTAAGCCTGATCCAGTAAATAACACAACACAAAAAGAAGCATTCAACCAAGCTGATCTTCCCGCAAATCAACCTGAGTTCCAGGACAACTCCGACGAAGAAGGATTCGCAGATTTGTATGGTGGCGAAGATCCTTTCGCTGATGACACTATCTAAGACTAAATAATATTATGTTCACAATTTCACAAGATTCAGTTGACAAAACTGTTAGAATTTTTGATAATTTTTATTCCACTCAACTTGTGGTTAACGCAAGTGATTATGACGTAGTGTTCTCTTTCTTTAAGGGAGTAACTGAAAATACAAAGATTGCTAGTAACTATACTGGTTTGTTATTCAGAATAGCTCAAGAAGGCGGATACAATGTCATGTCATTGATGGATATTCTTAAAGGCGTAGATAATAACCTACAACTAACTCAGGTAATGGCGTATTATCTCAACACTTTCAAGACTAAAGCATCATTATATGGTATTGGTATATTACCCAAGCCAAATGAGGCAGTTCAGAGAAACGTAGTTCTTTAATATGGGTAAGTGGGCACACGGAAAGTTTACTCCTAAAAACCCACACAAATATGTAGGAAAGCACACTCCTACGTATCGTTCTGGATGGGAACTTACCTTTATGAATTTCTGCGATGGGAATGATAAGATCATTTACTGGGCTAGTGAGGCTCTTAAAATACCATATAAACATCCACTGACAGGCAAGCCTACTATATATGTACCCGACTTTTTCGTTGTATATGAGAATAAGTTCGGAAAAAAGGTAGCAGAAGTAGTAGAAATCAAACCAAAGAAGCAAAGTATTATTGAAAGTAAGGCTGCTAGTGCTAAGGATAGAGCAATAGTTGCTATCAACCACGCTAAATGGTCAGCAGCAAATGACTATTGTAGGAAACAAGGTTTAGTCTTTAGAGTCATCACCGAAGAAGACATATTCTATAATGGTCGTAAATAACACTAAATACTGGTATGACTAAGAAACTTGAAGAACTATTTGAGCTTGCTTCCTCTGAGGAAAACGATCTTACCATTCCATTACCTGAGGTGACCGAAGAAGTCACTGAAAACGCCCTCAACACATTAGATAAGATTGAAGCAGCACTTCCCCAAGTAAGAGGATTAGAAGCTGCTGATACAGAAATGGATGAACTTGCTGAATTGGCCACTGCTAGCTACAAAGACTTGATGGACCTGGGTATGCAGGTAGAGTCACGGTTTAGCTCAGAAATCTTCAACAGTGCGAGTAGTATGTTAGGACATGCTATTACTGCGAAAACAGCAAAGATCAACAAGAAACTAAAAATGCTTGATCTACAGTTGAAGAAAGCACAACTAGATGCTAAAAACGCTGCTAAAAACGAAGAAGTTGAAGCTACTCCGCTCGGAGAAGGTCAATCTCTTGATCGCAACGAACTACTAAGAATGATCAACAGCAAAAATAACAATCAATGATAAATATATAATAAAGCAATTGCAAGGATCCAAAATGCGCAGTTTAAAACAATATATTGTTGAAAGTGTTCACACTTACAATTACACCATTAAGATTGCTGGACATGTCGATAAGAACTTTCTTGACATGTTCAAGTACAACCTAAAGAAGTTCGATCCGATCAAGATTAGTGATCCGGTATCAACTCCTATCCAGAAAAGCCCATATGGTTTTCCTGATCTAGAAAACGAACCTGTACACATTATCAAAGCAGAATTTCGTTATCCTGCTACAGAACCCATGATCCAGCAGATTGCGCAGTTGCTAGGATACAATGTAAACTATGTTCGTGTTGTAGGTACTAATTTTGATGATAGTATCAACAGTGAGTGCGAGGGCTATGCTAACGAAGCAAGTCACAGCCCTGTATTGAATCACGAAGAACTAGAAGAACAGCCAGGCGCTAAAGAAGCAGCTAAGGCATATGGTAATAGCTATCTCGACAGCGTTAAGGAACAAATGGAAGACAATACCATTGATATCCCTTACGCAGGAACAAAGACACCTAACGCATTTGATCCGTTCAAGCCAGAAACATTAATCTCAACTATGGGCAAAGAAAGTCCTATGTCTAAGATTACTAGACCAGCCAAGCCTCAAACAGGCGCACATAAGGGGTAAGATGATGAAAGACTTGATTGGAAAACTAACAGAGCTTGAAGCTACAGCCCCTAAGAAGTCAGCAAAGAAAATGCTGAACGAAGATTCTACTACTCCACCTATTGACGTATCAAACAAGCCAGCTTCATTGAAAGATATTTTTGAAGCATTGGCTGTTGGTCAAAAGCCCATGCCTGTAGTAGGAAAGCAAGGTGATACTCAGCAGACTGGCGCCGGATTCCTAAATGTAACTGACTCTAGTCCAGCAGCACAAGCACTACAGAAAGCAGTTGGTGATTTAGCTGCTAGTGGCAAGGCTCAAATTGTTGTCCCTGCTCAGCCCGGCGCAGCAACTCCTGGACAACCTGCTCCAGCTGGTGCGACTGGTCAGCCACAAGCTGGTCAGCAGCCAATGCGTGAAAAGTGGGCAGGTGATGTAAAGCTGAATCCTGCTAAGAAGGGCATGTTCAAGGGTAAGACTAAGGTTGAACTAGAGAAGCAACTAGCAGCACTTCACAAGTCAGGCCCACACAAGAAGGGTTCGCCTGAATATACTAAGCAACAAGAATTAAACTTCGCTATTCGTGCTAAGAGCGGCTGGAAAGAGTCAGTTGAAGAAGAATCCGATGCAGACAAGACTGCCAAAGATACTAAAAAGACTTTTCCTAATGTAAAGCATCTTACTAAGGCTGGAAACCCCGATTGGAAAAAACACGGCTTCAAAGATATGCCTGTTAAAGAAGGTGCAAAAGTTGATCGTATGGTCAAGCACATCGCTAAGTCAGAACGTGAAGCCGGTAAGTCAAAGGACGAGGCAGAAGATATCGCATGGGCAACTGCTAACAAGCGTGGCTATCTTGACAACAAAAACAAGAAGAAAGTTAAAGAAGCTGATATCCCATCAACACAGGGTGTTGATACTATGGGTGCTGGCTTAGGCGCTGGCCGTAGTCAAGCAACATTAGAAGGCAAAAAGCCTGACTTTCTTGACCTCGATAAAGACGGTAACAAGAAAGAATCAATGAAGAAGGCAGCAGCCGATAAAAAGAAAAAGAAGGTAGACGAATCTATGAATCACAGAATTAGTGCAGCCCGCTTTGAGGGCAAATCACATGGTCTCAAGGGTCACGCACACTGTGGCAAGAGCTATGAAGACCTAGAAGAAAGAAAAGCATATTGCGAAGGCTACAAAGATGGTCTTGACGAATGCTATGGTATGGGTGTATATGAAAACGCACCTGCTATGCCAGCCGCAACAGTTCCTGGTATGGCAAGCGCAGCAATGCCTACTATGGAAGATGACATGGAAGAAGGCAACGCATTCACCGCAGCTTTAGCAAGAACTCCAAAGGGCGGTAAGTTCTCAGTAGGTGGTAAAACATTTACTGATCGCTCATCACATGACGCAAAGATTGATGAGTATGCGTTTGAAGCATGGGACCGCGAACTAACTAATCTTCTCAACGAAGGAGAAGAGTTGAGTGAGGGACTATCAGTATCAGTTTCTAAGGGTCAGCAAAACTCGCCTGACTCAGTAACTATTACAGCACAAGACGCAGAAGCAGACCAGCTATTACAGCTTGTAAAGCATGCCGGTTTAGGTCTGTTCGGGGACGACCACAAAGAACCATCAAGTGCTATGTCAGTTCAGCCAAGTCACGGTGAGCCAAATGAAGTTGGCGCAGGCGGCGCTGAGATTGACGTAGTAGATGACTCTGACGGAATGCTTGCTCTTATGAAGAAGCTTGGTGGCGTAGAATCATCAGGATCGTCGGAAGAAGATCATTCATGTGAGGCGTGTGGTGAAGCTGACTGTGCTTGCGATAACGAAAAGGTTGATGAAGTAGAATCAGAAGACCAAATGGAATTCGAAGTAGCAGAAGATAATGCTCCTGACTCAGGCGCAGAAGATTCAGTAGCAGACGAAGACGCAGAAGCTAAAGAAGACGCCGCACTAGCCGGCGAAAAAGAAGAAGAAGTGAACGAATCATTCTTTGATCTTTTAGGTAAGTTGACTAAGCTTGCCGAAGCTAAAGACGAGGACGAGGATGAAAATCCAGAAGAAGACGGCCCCGATCACGGCAAGGCATGGTCCGATACCTCTGACGAATTGAAAGAAGAAGATGAATCAGAAGAACTTAACGAGTGGGCTAACCAAGTAGGTAAAGGTCCAGGTAAGGGAACAGATGCTTCTTTCGAGCAGGACATTGAATTCATGACTAAGGTGATCGCAGGCGGACTCAACAAGCCTAAGTCAACTGGTCAAACAACTGCCCCTGTCATTGCTGGTCAAGACG